AAAACAAATACTCGAAGACCCTTCGTCGGCGTTATAATCTTATTCTAATTTATATAATGAATGCTTATTTATTTGTTTTCTTGAATTTTATGATTGGGGTTGTATCTGATCTAATTTTAAACTTTTTATCTACAAAAGAAGGGTCAAAATATTATAAATCTAGGATCATCCAATCTTTACGACCTTACTTTGATAAAAGAAGTGTTTTAAGGGCAGCATTAGATGCAGGTATAACTATAGTAGTTGTACTGCTGTTTGTGATGCTTATAAGTAAGCTTATTTTCGGATTTGCAGTTCCAAATGATATTATACAATTAAATTTCTTTTCTGTTATTGCTTTCTTCGCTGGATTTGCTGCAGATAAATTTATTGATGATTACAAAATTTTTGGCAATGATTTAGACCCCTATTATCAAGAAGCGGGCGTAGGATTATGGGGAGCATTAGCTTTAACATTTGCGATTATAATAAGTTACATGAAACAAAAATTCTTAATTAAATATATTATATGAACAACAAACAATTGGAGGAGAGGATTTGTAAATTGGAACAACGATATAAAATAATAGAACAAAAATTAGATCAGATATTAGAAGTAATTAATACAAAAATATCAAATAGTTGCAATAAAATGAGTGGACATATCGATTTCGTTGAAAATGTGTATGATAATGTAAAAAATCCATTGGGGTTTATTTGTAATAGGGTATCCAAACTTATAGGATCAGATGAACAATATACACTAGAAAATCAAGAAGGAAGTATAGAAGAGCAAGAGGAAGAGTTTGGTTTGGAAGATTAAATAATATAGAATATAGCTTAAATAATTTACATTCTATATATTAAGAATGGATGAATGTTTAGATATGCAGTCAGTTGACCTCAATTATGGTCAAATGTTTTTTATGATGTTAGGATTTTTGCCGGTTATGATGTGTTTACCTTGTTGGTTTGTGGCAAAATTTGTACATGAACCAATGACAAACGAGTATAAAAACCGTTATAAACAGTGGGTTGAAGAAATGAAGAAACCTTTGCCTTATGAACACAGATATCCTGTAGAAGAGTGCGAAGATGGAGAATTGAGAACGGAAACAAAAATAAATAATTTAGTGTTGGATAAAACGCCTGATGGGTATGTAGCAATGCGTTATAATGTTGATGAAGAAGGATTTGAATATTGGAGTGATAAAAACGTAACATATAAATATCTTGAAACGGTGGCTCGAAAATATGTGAATGCTTTTGATTGTCCCGGTATTTATATCAATCGAGGCAAACTATTGAAAGAAAAGCTTAATAAATTGCAAGAGGAGATTAAGAAAAATATTGAAGATGAGGAAAATAAAAAAGACGGCGAAGATGAGGAAGAGGAAAAAGAGGAAGAGGGTAATGTATTTGCTGATTTGAAAAAATACAATAGTTCTAGTAAAAGAACTAGTGAACTTAAGAAACGAATTACGAAAAGTGATATTGTATGTGATGAGGCAAATAAATATATTAAACGGGGCAAATTTTCAGATAATAAATCGTGGATGAAACCCAAGGAGATAGAAAAAGAAGGGTCTAGTACATGGAGTTGGTTGGACTGGAAGAATTCTCAAAATAAATCGGATTAATATCGACGTGTAAATTTATTTCGATATTTATTGGTTTTCCTTTTTCTGCGTTTTCTTCTGCGTTTTTTAGTTTTTCGTTTTCCCCTTTTACGTGTTTTACGACGTTTTCCTCCCTTTTTGGGCTCGGCCTCTGTGGTCTTCCCTTTCTCCTTGTCTTTTGGCGGAAGATGTTTTTTAATTAATTTATCTAATGCGGCCATATCTACTCCAGGCACTGGTTTGCTCATTACTCCTTGAATTTCTTTTATATAGGCCTCTATTTTAGTCTTTGCCTCCTCTTTATTATCAATATTTTCCAACTCAATTAAGTGTTCCATAATTTTTCCAAATTTTTCCATATTTTTTTTATCTCCAGAAGAGTTGCAACAAAAAGCACCTGATACGCTTTCTATCAAGGGTACCATACTTTTTGTAAATGCTTCTAACGCCTTTTGGCTTCCATTTTGCAATAAAGCAATGATTTGCTCGGGGCCAACTGCTACAAGTAGATCGGTGCCCATATTTGCAGCTATTGCCACAGCTTCTCCTATAATCGCCAATCCTGGTATAGGAATAATACTGAGAAGGAGTCCTATCATAGTAGCGGATAATTGAATTGCTAAAATAATACCCAATCCATTCTTTTTTAATTTTGCCCTTACAATTCCAATAAGAGCTGTTGGTACTTGATTTGGGTATTTTTTTAATAATCTCTGTAAATCAGCACGAGCCTTCATAGCGCCTGCGCTATCCTTACCAATAGCTTCTACAAGAGTTTTTAAAATGCTGTTCATGGCATTATTTTTATGCCCTTCATCATTCTTTTTAAGTTTTTGAAAATGTGCGAGGGTTTGTTTTTTTGATAATGTTCTTTTTTTCTTTTTTTCTTTTTTCTTATGTTCTCCAGCGCCTTTAATCAATAGATCATCAATCTTTTTATAAAGGTTTAGTTTGGCTTCAACATCCTTCCCCTCTGCATTCTCGTCTTCCTTTTCTTGAAATGTATGATATATCTGTTCTGCTATGCGTTGCGCTATCATTATTTTTTCATGAACTAAATCTTTTGCACCTCCTCCCTGTTCTTTCTTTTCTTTAAGTTCTTGTAACATATTTGCTTTTAATTTAATAGTTTTTTTGATTTTGGCTTTATCCTTCGTAATTTTCTTTCTTCTTTTTCGGCGCTCTTCTTCATTTAACTTTGGTACTTTTTTTCCAAACTTTTGCAATACTCTTGCAGCTTTTTCCTTTTTTTTTGACTCCTCATTTGCAGTTACAATATCTTCTAAAGCCTTTTTTAGTTTACTAGCAACGCTAGGATTAGCTACGAACCTAGTTGTCGCATCATTATAATCAATATAATTTTGAATTTTTTTAAAAAAAGATGGTTTGGGACCTTCTAGAGAATTTTTTTTTTGAGACATTTTTATTGCTGCCATTTACTTATATATTGGTGTTATTTTTTTTCAGCCATTTTTGAAAGCCGATGCTTTTAGATAAATTAAAGGAAGAACCTAAATATCCCTTTGCTATTTCATATGCTTTTTTTTCTTTTTCAGTAAGTTGTGTTAAATATTGTGTTTGATACTCTTCTATTGTCGGCATGGTTTAATACTATTAAATAAATGATAAGTATTAAATCAATTTTTAGAAATGAAACAAATCAAATTTTGAATCTTAACATCGGAATCTTGCATTATCTTAGTAACACTTGTATCAATACTATATCCATTAGATAGTAGATAATTAAATAGCAAATTTATTTGATTTACGCACAAAAACTCACACGTTTGCTTAGGATTCAAAACAATATAGTAGCATTGATCTTCTGGACAACAAGGACTACGTTCTTGAAAGGGTGATAGTTTTTCTCTATTAGTTAATTTAGTTATATGCTTTAATACTTTATCTTTTGGAGGAGGAGATATTACAATAACTTTTTTATAACACTCGTTATAGCGATCTAAATATACTTCGGCTTTTAATTGATACATCATATGATAATATAACCTAAAATAAAATTGAACCAAATTATATCTAAGAAATAATAAGCATTTAACAACCCAATATGACTACATTAACTACATCAGACACAACCCTCCCAATTTATCGTTTCAAATTCTCAGATGAATTCATGGTACCCCTTACAGAATTCTCTAGTAAGCATAGATTTGATGATGCAGCGTTGTTTAAAGTGTATTGGGAAAGATGGGAAGTACAGCCACAAAACGCTGATCTGATTGAACAAGAAGAAAGACGTCTAAAAACACTGGGATATGAAGGAAACATTCATGAAAAAATGTATAAAACAGTAAGATATTATCTTAAAAATAAATCTCTTGAGAAAAAAGAGCCAAAAAAGCGCAGAAAGTATGTAACTCTTGATAAAGAGTTTCTAGAAAAGATGGATGATCATATTCTACAAGTTGCGATGGTTAATAATATGAAGCCTGCATATGCTTTTAATAATTTCATATCTCTTTCAGACAACATGAGACAGGTAGATGACCAGATCAAAACGATGATGGAGAATGAGATGACAGAAGTTGAAGCTAATAATAAGATTAAGAAAACCTATAAAAATCGCTACTATCTCCAGCAGAAAAATTAACTTTGAGGTTGTAAATATAATTTAACTTATTGTTATATATATAAGTAATGAATGACATTTTTAAAGGTGGAAAAAAACTAGCAGAAGGTGGATATGGATGTGTTTTTCATCCGGAAATCAACTGCAAGGGTTTAGAGACTGATAATATGCAATATGTGTCGAAAATACAACAAAAAGATTTCAGTGCAGAAAATGAAATCAAAGTTGGAGAGATTATCAAAGAAGGGGTGAAAAATATGCCAGAAAACCCTCTTATTAATAATTTTGCGCCCGTTTTAAGCAGTTGTCCAATAAATATGAGTCAATTAAAGGTACCTGACATAGGGGAATGTACTGTTTTACATAAAATAGATCAATCAAATATGATTCTTTTAAAAATCCGATTTATAGATTCTACAGATTTTGATAATTATGTTATTGAAAATAAAAATACTAGTGCTGTATTATTAACCTTGATTTCAGCATTTAATCATTTATTAAAATCTTTAAAAATTTTGGAGAAGGTTAAAGTAGTGCAATTCGATTTAAAAGGTCAAAATATTGTTTTTGATACTAAAAAATTACAGCCTATAATTATTGATTTTGGTTTGAGTTTACCCATGGAAAGTGTAAATAACGAAACATTACTTAACTATTTCTATATATATGCACCCGAATACTATGTATGGCCTCTAGAAGTGCACTATTTAAATTTACTTTTACACATTAATCCAGAACCTTCTAGAGATGAAATCAAAGACTTAGTAAATACTTATGTAAAATCAAATGCAGCGCTAGATGGATTCTCAGGTGAATTTAAAAAGAATTTTTCTAGTGCGTGTGAGGATCAGTTAATGTATTATAATGAATTGCCGTCTACAGATCGAAAAAATTATATTTTAAGATTCTGGAATACATGGGATAATTATAGTTTGTCTATTATTTACATTAAATTTATCTATTTCATCATTCGTTCTAATGATAAAAGTATATTCAAAAATGGTTTTGTTAGATATTTCACAGAATTATTGCTGATAAATATACACCCGGATCCTACCAGAAGACTGTCATTAGAAAAAACATTAAAAGAATTTAATAAATATTTATATAGTAATCCAATTAATAAACCAGATAATTTTCAAGATTTATCGGAAAGTTTTGCTAAAAATAAAAAAAGTGTAAATAAAGAATTAAAACTTAATAGTCGAAGAATAAAAACATTAACAGAGAAAAGTATACGTGTGGAGAGGCAATCGGAAAATAGATAATTATATAATTTTAATAATTTGATTATATAATTAGCGTCTACGTTTGCGTTTGCGTGACTTACGTCTCGTTTTACGTTTTTTGCGTCTTCTTTTCTTACGCTTGGATTTGCGCTTTCTTTTACCTCCTGTATACGATGCGCCACAAGCATTTGGGGCAGTTCCACACATAACAGCATCTGACTGTGCGGTATTTCCACTTCCATTGGATAAAGGAACTGGGCAAGCGGCTCCGGAAAGAGATGTTTGAGCATTTCCTCCTTCAGTTGAGGCAGGGGCGGCGGCTCCTGCATCTTGAGCTACATCATTATGCTCACCACCGCGTTGTTTTTTACGACCTCTTCGTCCACGTTTATGTTTTTTATGGTGACGTTTAGTAGTGTGGTGTTTCTTATGTTTTTTATGTTTCTTATGTTTTGCTACTTTAGTTGCAGGGCTTTTCTTATACGTTTTTTTTGCCATCTTTAAAATCTCTTTTAAAGATTTGCCTTTGTTTCCAGCACTTACTTCTTTTACATGAACCATCCATCTATTTACCATTATGTAATAAACATAGAAATAAAATTGATACTAAAGATCAACTATATATCTAAATTATAATACAATGGCTAAACCCGTTTTAACGCGGTATTTATATATATATGATGAGGTATGCTTGTCTCTTCAACAATCTTTACTCTCTAAAACCTCTTTTGATGAAGTTATATTTTGGACTAGTGAGTTATTTTATAGTGGATATGCTGATAAATTATGGATATTAGTTTATCAATTCTATTATAACTTTTATGCAATCACATATCCTAAATATGAAAGAAAGTTAAATAAATTATCCCAAAATTCAACCTTGGAATCAATTTTAAACGCTCTTTGTATTCTATATTATAGCAAAACGAATACAGATGTATTCAAACTATATCATATACGTCCTAAATCACCTACCAAGTCTTATAGTAAAAATCCTATTTGGTTAATTGAAATGGAGATTGATAATAAATATACCAATTTCTTGATAGCTTTGCATAAAAATCATCATACAAATATGATGTACTATATGAATGATTACCAAGATTATAAAGATGTTTATAATACGGTCAAAAGATATTTTCGAGAAGTTCATGGAATGCCTCTGAATGATAAATCGTGGGGATATATTAAATATCCAGATATCAGACATTTAACAATTGCATTGATACTATATTTGAAACGTGACATTTCGAATATAACTAGAAAAAGTATATTTAGAAAATATACTCATGATCAATACATTGTGCAGATTAAAGAAGATAACGATCCGGTGAAACAAAAATATAAAACTTTACCGAATCGATTAAGATACTCGATTTCAGATAAAATTGGATGTTTTAAACTAAACAGAATAAATTTAGAATGTACAGTATCTGAAATGTTATGGTATCATTGGGAGTATTTCGCTTATAACTGTCCTTTGTGGAAAAAACGTTTTGATAAATATAAGATTGAAATCAATGATGAATTAAAGAAAATAGAGTTTGAAAATGTAGATGAAGAAGAAGAGTTTTATGAACAATGGTATTATGAACCGGATGAACAAAGTAAGGAAGTTCAAGATCGAATTATATCTAAAATACCTAGTATAAGTATTTTAGATTGGTTAAAGTTGGTAAAAAATTGATTTATAAAATTAACTTATATTAACAGTATAAATCAAATAATGGTGAAAAATAAGAAAGGTGGTCGCAATCATCGTAAACAAGCAAGTAAAAATTCAAAGCCTATTGTTCAGGCTAAGATTAGACTAGCCAGAGATGAGGATGAAACTTATGCTTTGGTTGTCAAATTAAATGGAAATAGCATGTGTGATGTTCTTTGTAATGATAAAGAAGTTAGACTTTTGCAAATTCGAAAAAAATTTAGAGGAAGGAATAGACGAGACAATAACATTGGTGCTGGAACAATGTTATTGGTTGGACTTAGAAGTTGGGAAGTGAGAAAACCTGGTAAAAAACAAAAAGTTGACTTACTTTATGTATATTCTAGAGAACAAGTTGATATACTAAAAACAAATCCGTGGGCTCGAAATGTAAAACATATATTCCCAGCAGATCAACAGCCTGAAGAAAAAGAAGAATTGGGTGGATTTGATATTACCAGTTCGGAAACGTGGGAGGATAAATTGGCCGAAGAAAAGACCAAAACCGAAAATGTTAAAGTTACTGTCGGAACCGGTGATAATCAAGAAGAGTTTGATTTTGATGATATTTAATCATTCTTTGATTTATCAGCATTCTCTGTGGACATTCGTAAACTTTCCATTATAGCAGCCTGTAGTTCTTCCTCTTCTTCTTGTTGAATTTGTCTTTCCATAAAATTTAAAATTACATTTCTTGCCAGCCGAGGACGAGATCTTCTTCTAGTTGAGCCTACCAATCTATTTGAGCTACTGTCTCTAATTTGGTTGAATAAATTTTTTTTTATTTCTTTTGATTGTAATGGTTTCCTACATACTGGACAAGATGCATTTTCTTTTTTCAACCATTTTATAATAGCTTCAGGTTCAAATATATGTCCACAGGGTAATTGAGAAACTTTATCTCCATCGCTAAAATTATTTAATGTCATGGGGCAACAATCATTCGGGAACTCTCCAACTTTGAATACAACTGTCTTAATATCCTTTTCTCCTTCATCTGATAGTACTTTTTTATACATATCTTGGCTAGGATCCATCAATGAACTTTGTAGGATGGAATTAATATTATGTCGCCGTCTATTGTAAGGGACAGGTGTTCTAAAAAGCTGTGATATAAAATCTGTATAATCATTATTGGAAATGTCTCTTTGAGTAGATGGTATTACATGGTTAAATAGCGGATTTATATTACCCATTTCAGGACGTCTTGACAGTCGTGAACTTCGTCTTCTATTGCGAGGAAAAACCATTGAATTTGAAATATCTCGTTCCAAATCATTTATTATATTTGTAATAGAATCTCTCATATTATTATTATTAGCACCCATTGGGTTTATGAGATTGGTATTTAAATATCTCAATAAAAAATCTGAATCGGCATCAAATGCCTCATTTGTTATATTATTATCACTTATATCAGTCATCGTTGATAATTATATTATAATACTATTTTTATTTTGTTTTCAATAGAATTATAAAAAAATTTATTAGTGACTATTTTTTAGTGCTTTTTTATCTAATTAGCATAATATTCGTAGAGATCGCTATCAAGAATTGAATATCTATCATTATCAAGTATATCCATTAGCATTTTAGCTGGTGTAAATTCCTTAAGACCTTCCATGCCCTTGTCTGAAAGTACATTTAGTAGAGCAGATGAATATCCCGACATCATAGTAACATTTTTCTGAGTACTGAGAACAGGAAATCCATTTGTTTTTCTAAGATTCCAGAATAGAATATGAGGTACAGGATACGCTACGCCAAACTTTGATTTCAAACCTGCGTTCTTAAATTTTTTCGATATATTATCATAAAGAGTGTTTAGATCTCCTGTACCACAATGATCAATCTGCATATCCGAAAAGATAGCTAGAATCATATCCTCTACTGATTCAGGAGGAATCTCATTTTTGAGAATAACATTCAAGATCAAATCAAACATTGCGCCAATATTTGTACTTCCTGCCCAATTTGAATCACTTCTAACATGCTTTGCTTTCTCAACAAATGTTGCTTTATCGTTCAGAGTAATCCATTGTGGACGAGTACTGAAAGTAAGTACCCTATGCTTGAAAGCATC